TTCATGCGAATGAAAACAATCCAAGAATTTTGAAGGATGACAAATTTAAGAAGTTAGTACAATCAATTAAGGATTTTCCCGAAATGTTGGAAATACGCCCCATTGTGGTAAACAATGAAATGATGGTATTGGGTGGCAACATGAGATTGAAAGCCATTCAAGAAATTGGGTTAAAAGAAATCCCCATCATCAAAGCGGAAAACCTAACCGAGGAACAAGAACGGGAATTTTTAATCAAAGACAATGTTGGATTTGGTGAGTGGGATTGGGATGCATTGGCAAACGATTGGGATTACAAGGAATTAGTTGATTGGGCATTGGATGTTCCAAAGATGTTGGATCCCGAACAATTTGGTGAGGATTTCAGTTTGGCGGAAGGTGATAAAAGCCCGTTCCAACAAATAACATTTACCTTGGCAGATGAACAAGCCACACAAATCAAAAACGCCATTGCGGATATTAAGTTAACCGAGGAATACAAATACATGGAAACCCTTGGCAATGAAAATTCCAATGGGAATGCACTATACCTAATTATTATGCAATGGGCAGAGCAAAAGAAATAATTGTTAAAGTCATACCAAGCAAATTGGCGGTTGAATTTGTAAAAAAACATCATTATAGTGGAACTGTCAGCAACACAAGTGCATTACATTTTGGATGTTTTTTGGATGGCAATTTGCATGGTGTCATGAGTTATGGAAGCCCAATGGACAAATCCAAAGTATTGCCATTGGTACAACCATGCAAATGGAATGAAATGTTGGAATTGAATCGAATGGCATTTGACGATTATTTACCCAAAAATTCGGAATCCCGTTGCATTGCAATCAGTATTAAATTAATAAAAAAAAATGCACCACATATTAAATGGATTTTATCATTTTCTGATGCCGTTCAATGTGGCGATGGTTCAATTTATCGGGCAAGTGGGTTTGTATTAACTGCGGTTAAAAAAAGTACACAAATAATTGAAACCCCAAATGGGGAACGAGTTACTCGTATGACATTAACACAAGTTGGGAATCCGAAAAGGGCGCGAATAATTAAAGAATGCGGAATACAAGACAATGGCGCATCAAGTATTAATTTGTTTTTGAATGCGGGATGTAAAAATGTCGAGGGGTTCCAAAATCGTTATATTTACCTAATTGACAAATCGTGTCAAATCACAGTGCCAATATTACCATTCAGCAAAATAGATGAAATGGGAGCGGGTATGTATAAGGGTGAAAAAATCACATTAAAAGAACGAACTTTGAGCAAGGTGGTCGAATCGAACGCCGATTTCAAACTGGATGCTTGATGTGTTACCACTACACTAACCTCGCTTATAACAATACAAATATAAAGAAAATATGAAAGCATGGAGAACCCCCGCCCAAATTTTACCCGTTGAGGAAATACCCGTATTGGCAATTGCAAACCGAATGATGCCATTTGTGGCCGTGTACTTTGATGGTGAATGGCATTGTTACCACACCAACCAAAGATTGAATGTTTTGTATTGGATGCCAATACCATTGACACCCGAAGAATGATATGTAAATGATATGTAATTATGGCAAATAAAGATTATTTGAAACCCGTACAACCTGGGGAGATAAGAAACCCCAACGGAAAACCGAAAGGTACAAAGAACCGAAGCACCATAGCCCGTAAATGGTTGGAGGTAATGCAAGACACCAAAAACCCCATCACGGGAGAATTGGAAAAACTATCCCAAGAAGATTTGATTACCCTTGCAATGATACACAAGGCAAGGAAAGGGGATGTGGGTGCATACAAACAATTGATGGATTCGGGATTTGGTATGCCTACCCAACAAATTGATGTTACAACGGAAAAGCCAATTTTTAACGGAATCAATTTAGATGTAGACAAATGAAATTTGTGAAAAATACACGATATTATCGTGGCGTGGTTTACGAATGGAACTTGCCCACGGGTAGCACTTGCCCATTTGCCATGGAGTGCAAAGTAACTGTGGATCGTATCACGGGCAAATTTGACATTCATCGGGGCCAATACAAATGCTATGCGGCGGGGCCAGAACGATTCCCAGGTGTACGCGAACATCGGTGGAAAAACTTTGAATACACAAAAAATGGTGGTATCCCACAAATTCCAAAAGGGTGCAAGGCAATTCGCATCCATGCGGCGGGGGATTTTTACAACCAAGATTATTTTGATATGTGGTTAGGGGTTGCACGGGAAAACCCACAAGTTGAGTTTTGGGCTTACACAAAATCATTGAACTATTGGATTAAAAGGTTGGGTGAAATACCTAACAATTTAACATTGACCGCATCACGGGGTGGGAGGTTGGATAGTTTAATCGACCAACACGAACTAAAAAATGTAACTATATTCAAATCCAAATACGAGGTACCCGAAAAAATGCCGATTGATACCAACGATGATTGGGCAAGAACACCACATATCAATTTTGCATTGATTGATAACTATGCCAAAGAAACACCACAGATTTCATTGTTGTAATGTTGCAAAAGACCACGGCACAAACCAAGATAGCGAAACTCCGTAAACGGATCCGCATTGTGAGGGGCGGAACGTCCAGTTCAAAAACCTTTTCCATTATTCCAATGCTTATCACATACGCGGTGCAAAACCCGAAGTGTGAAATATCCGTGGTATCGGAAACCATCCCGCATTTGCGAAGGGGTGCAATCCGTGATTTCCTTAAAATTATGGACATGGTGGGAATGTACGATGCAAACAAGTGGAATAAATCATCATTGACATACACCTTTTCAAACGATTCATACATTGAATTCTTTTCCGCAGACCAACCCCAAAAGTTAAGGGGTGCAAGGCGTGATGTGTTATTCGTAAACGAGTGCAACAACATTGATTGGGAATCGTACTACCAAATGGCGATTCGTACCCGTAAATTTATTTACTTGGATTACAACCCCGTGGCGGAATTTTGGGTGGATAGTGAATTGGTAAACGATGCGGATGCGGAAATGATTGTACTAACTTACAAAGACAATGAAGCGTTGGACAAATCAATCGTCAACGAAATTGAAAAGGCACGGGATAGGGCGGAAACATCTAACTATTGGGCCAATTGGTGGCGGGTATATGGGCTTGGTGAGATTGGAAACTTACAAGGGGTTATATTCAGCAATTGGCAAACCATTGACAAAATCCCAGAGGATGCAAGGTTGGTTGGTTGTGGGGTGGATTTCGGTTATACAAACGATCCCACGGCAATTGTGGCCGTATATGAATACAATGGTCAACGAATCGTTGATGAGGTCGCATACCGCACGGGAATGCTTAATTCGGACATTGCAAGGGCATTACCCACCCATGTACCCGTTTATGCGGATAGTGCCGAACCAAAATCAATTGATGAGATACGGAGGTATGGAATCAGAATTAAAGGAGTAACCAAGGGCAAAGATTCAATCAACTACGGAATCCAAATCATGCAATCCCAATCCTATTTGGTTACATCCACATCTACAAACCTAATTAAAGAGTTGCGGAATTATTGTTGGGATAGTGATGCCCAGGGGCGAACAAACAACACTCCAATCGGAACCGACCACGGGATTGATTCATGGCGTTATCACGAAATGATGGCACTTGGCATCAAATCGAATTACGGAAACTACGACATCCGATAAATTTTTTTTAATTATTTTTACATTTTGTATTTGGAATTCAAAATATAGGTGTATATTCGTGGTATGGATATGACAAACCAACCAAAAAACACCATTGAGATTCCAAGGATTTCTCAATCAAAGTACAACGACAACCAAGAAAAGTATTCCGCAAATCACGAAAGTTTTTACGGGAGTTGTGCTTGTTGCGGTAAGGGTATTAAAGAACCCAAATTTTTCATCAACACCATTTGGGGTGGCGATATGTACCCAGCCGATGACACGAACGAATACAACGATGCGTGGACAATGCCAATCGGAAGCGAATGTGTGAAGAAAGTACCAAGCGAATACAGAATTGCAGCGGGGGCTTAATGCCCCCATTGTTTATTTCATGTGGATTTTGTATATTTGCGTTTGATATGACAAGCCAATACCAAGAAATACACAACCTTAAACAAGAAATAAAACGACTGCGATTGTTGGTAGTTGAAAACAAGATGGCCCATGACCGCGAAGTGCGATTGCTCAAACAAGAAATTGTCAAACCCAAAACGGACATCAACGATAACCCCACCACATGGGGTGAAGTGTTACGGGTTATTTGTGAAGTGATGGACATGACACCCGACCAAATTATCACCAAGTCAAGGAAGCGCAAACCAATGTACGCCCGAC